GTTACTTGTTTCGCAGGACACGCAAACGTAGGTAAGACCTCAATCATAATTTATTTTATGTTACTCTTTGCAATGAAGCATAAAGTAAAGTTCTTAGTGTTTAGTTCTGAGAACGAGCCTTACTCTCTTATAAGAAAGCTCATAGAGTTCAAAGCTGCAAAGCCTATAAACAAAATATCAGAAGAAGAATTAGACAAACATTCCGAGTTTGTTTATGAGCATTTTAAATTTATTGACTGCGAAAAGAACTATGATTACTTAGATTTACTATCTTTATGTGAGGTTGTGTATCCACAATACAAATTTGACTGTTTGATTATTGATCCAATCAACAGTTTAAAAAAGAATAAAGGTATGATGAAATACAGTAATGCTTATGAATATTTATACGAGTGTATGACTGACTTTAGAATCTTTGTAAAGAAATATGATGTTGGCCTTTGGTTAATTATGCACTCGGTTACTGAGGCTTTTAGAAAAAGATACCCAGCTAATCACGAGTTCTCCGGCCATCCTTTACCTCTTGCAATGTCTGATGTTGAGGGTGGGAATGTGTTTGGAAACAGAACAGATGACTTTTATTCTATACATCGTTTGACGCAACACGATAGCAGATGGATATATACAGAGCTGCATTGTAAGAAAATAAAAGACCACGATACAGGAACTAAGCCTACACCTTTTGATTCTCCATTATTACTACAAAGCATACCTAACAATGTAGGGTACAGAATAGGAGAACAAAGCGCAATTAATAAATCAGTAATAGAACAGTTAAACTTCCCATTTTGAAAATTACTTGTGAAGATAATATGGAACTAATGGCAAGGTATGAAGATAATTACTTCGACTTAGCTATTGTTGATGTTCCTTACGGTATTGATGTAACTAATCAATCACAAGGAAAAGGTGGTGGAGTCGCTAAAAAGATAGAATATAAAAAAACAGATTGGGATAAGGTTGCTCCTAATAAAGAATATTTTAAAGAATTATTTAGAGTTTCTAAAAATCGAATAATATGGGGTGCTAATCACTTTATAAGTAGAATACCTTATGATTCTAGTTGTTGGATTGTATGGGATAAAGACAATGGGGGTAGTGATTTTGCAGATTGTGAATTAGCTTGGACTAACTTTAAAACTTCTGTAAGGAAAATAAAGTGGAAATGGTCAGGAATGTTACAGCAAAATATGAAAAACAAAGAACAAAGAATCCACCCAACTCAAAAACCTGTTAAACTTTATGAATGGATATTAATGAAATATGCTAAAGAGGGAGATAAAATATTAGATACTCATTTAGGTAGTGGCTCTATTGCAATAGCTTGCCATAATCTAGGTTTTGACCTTACAGCTTGTGAGCTAGATAAAGACTATTATGATGCAGCAATAGATAGAATAGAAAAACACAAAGCACAAAAAAGATTATTTTGAAAACACCTGTAGAAAAAGCATACGATAGACATACAAAGTGGTTAGAAATCACTAGGTCTTTCGGAGGTCTTAGAGAAACTGAGGTGCAAGATATTGTCCAGGAATTATATCTATTACTAATTAGAAACACACAAAAGGGTGTGGATTTTAGTTATGGTGATGACATTAACTATTACTATTGTTTCAGAATACTTAGAGGTTTGTATGTTGATCTGATGAGAAAGAAACTTAAATATACTTTTACAGACCTTGAGGGAATACAAATATCTGATACTAATGAGGTAAACTATGTTGAGGCCTACGAGAAGATACAACAAGCGCTAAAACAAATATTCTGGTACGATAGAACAGTCTATGAAATAATTGAACGACAAGGAATAAGTATAAGTGAACTATCAAGAAAAACAGACATATCATATTACAGCTTATACAATACATACACAAAAGTAAAATCAAAACTAAAAGACCTTATATGAAATTAGGAGACAAATTAGAATATATAATAAACATCGTTACATTTGGTAGAGGCAAAGCCATAGCTACCTGGATAGCGAACAAGCTAGGCTACGAGGATTGTGGATGTGATAATAGAAAAGAATACTTAAACAACATAACTAGAAATGGCAGACAAGAAATGGATTAAACTAAATAAGAAAGAGTACGACTCTTGGACAGAATTTAAGTCTGTAAAAAGTAGTAGTATCAATAAAGAGGAACAAGAGCTTATAGCATCTTTACACAGTAAGTATCATCTACACTCATACTATATACCTTGCTCTTGTACCCCTCGACATTGGAATCAATGGATAAAGGATATTAATACTATTTACGAGAATGGGTTTAGAGACTATAAATAAGTTTGAAAGAACTGTAGTAAGTTTTCTCAATGCGTTTGAAGATTGGAATCTTGAATGGAGTAAGGGTAGGTTTGAACACTTTGACGCAATAGGCAAAACACCAAAAGGCCATAAGTGCGTAATGGAGATGAAGTTCAGGAACAAATACTACAAAGACAAACTATTAGAAAAATATAAGTACGATAAGCTGATGGGAATGGATAGTGAGATCGTCAAGCTATATTTTGTATCTGACCCTAAAGGTACATATCTATATTGGATTAACTATCTAGAGATGCCACCAATAAAAGAATTATACTGTCCTGATACTACACTTTGGACAAAAAAGAAGCTACTTAAAAAGGTCTATCTACTCACAGAGGATATGGCTAGTATTGTACATAAGGTATAGTTATTGCATATTGTTAATTATTTTCACTATATTGTGAAACTAAAAAATAAAACAATGGCAAAACACAATCACCAACCTTTCGAGAATCAAATCTTCCATCACTTTAGAGAACAAGTGAAGCAAATAGATAAGTGTATTCGTTTTTTAGTAAAACACGGATATGTTGTAAAAGATTTAGAAGATAGAATTATAGATAAATGGAATGTAGACGACATTGATAAACCGAACATATCTTACAAAAGAACACCTAAAAGGCCTTATGAAAAAACATAGACAGTATCGAAGTAATCAAGGTAGAGACCCAAAGAAAAACGAGGTAACATATCAGACCTTAAAGTTTGCACTTATAATATTCTTTATGTGTTTATGTTTCTTTTTGATGTTACAACAATGGACGTAAAAGGAAAGCAAAAGTTTGAAGCACACTTTAATTATTTAGGTGAGGCTATGACATCTGCATTTGAAAAAGCAAATGATACAAGAAAAAAAGAGATAGGCAACTATATTAAATGTCTAAATGAGATATATGAATACACAAACAAATTAGAAACAAAACTAATAAAACAAGATTATGAAAACGATACAACTTTTAGACGGAAACGAGTACAACAAGCAAGACTTGTTAAAAAAAATGGTAGATGATGATTTCTACTATGGAGAGTTATCACAGCTAGTCCTAAGTAGTTCATCTTTAAAATTACTCTTATCAAGTCCTAAGACATATAAGTTTGTAACAAAGTATGGTAGTAAAGAAACACAACCTTTAAGAGATGGTAGGCTGATACATATGTCAATACTAGAGCCTGATAAATTCCAAGAACAACTCTTTGTAAATGTATCTAGTAAAAATTCAAAGGCATATAGAGAGGCAAAGGAAAAGTATGGTTTAGTATATACAAGATCAGAAAGAGAAAATGCAGAAAGAATAGCTGATGCTTTTTTTAAGAATGAACAAGCTCTGAAATATATAACAGACTGTGAGTTTGAAGTATCTGCAATAGATACGATACACGGATATCCATTTAGAGGTAAAGCAGATGTACTAAGTAGTAAAGGTATCATAGACATAAAGACAACAACAGACATTAAAGGTTTTCCATACTCAGCTAAGAAATACTCCTACGATGTACAATGTTATTTATACTGTCATCTATACAACAGGTCTTATGAAGATTTCACATTCCTGGTTATAGACAAAGGTAGTTTAGATATAGGTATTTGGGAATGTAGTGAGGAGTTTTACTTAGAGGGTAAAAGAAAAACATTAGAGGCCATAGATGTATTCGAGAAGTTTTTTATACAAGGCCACGACTTAGATAATTATATATTACAAGGAATATTATGACAAAAGCAATTAAGATAGCAAACAGAATCAAGAAGATAACAAAGTTAGATGTATTTGAAAACACAAGAAAGATAGAAGTAGTTGAGGTACGATCTTTACTAGCTTGGGTACTATACAAATATGAAAAGATGAAACTGCAACAAATAGCAGAGTTCTTTGAATCACAAGGAAAGACATCAAGTCATTCATCTGTACTACACGCAGTAAATACTTTTGAAACAAATGTACAATACAATACAAAGATAGGTAAGTGGCTAACACAGCTAACAAAAACAAACAAAGGTGTAAACAACAAATCAAAAAGAGAGTTTGTCAAATTAAAGGCTAATCATCTTAACAACGAAAACATAGATAAAATAGTAAAGATTATAGATGAGATAGAACAAAAAGAAATACAGGCTAACTAAAATTTGATTTATTTTTCGATATATAGATATACAAAAGATTGATTAATCAATGTTTTTCAATTATGGATAAAAGAATTAACAATGGTGGTAAAAGAATTGGTGCAGGTAGAAAACCAAAAGAAGAAGAGCTACAACTTATAGAAAAACTAAAACCATTAGAGCCTTTGGCTTTTATAGCACTAAAGGAGGGATTAGAAAAAAAAGACTATAAGTATGTACAGCTCTATTATAATTATTATGTTGGTAGGCCTAAAGAAACAAAAGACATTCATATCAACGATGACCAACCAATATTCATTGACTAATGTTTACTAAGACTACAGCTCTTACAAAACTTAGATCATTAAATCAAAGAACAAGAATAATAAGGGGAGGGTCTTCTGCTGGTAAAACTATTGCAGTTCTTTTAATACTTATAGACTATGCTTGTAGAAATCCACATAAAGAAATAAGTGTAGTAGCAGAATCAATACCACATTTGCGTAGAGGCGCTTTAAAAGACTTTCTAAACATAATGAAGGCCTTGAATAGGTACGATGAGAGAAAGTTCAATAGAAGTATCTTAAAATACGAATTCAGCACTTATAGTTATATAGAGTTCTTTAGCACAGACCAACCTGACAAACTAAGAGGTGCAAGGAGAACAGACTTATTTATCAATGAGTGTAACAATATCAGCTTTGAAGCATACCAACAACTAGCAGTAAGAACATCAGGCAATATATGGCTTGACTATAATCCTACGAATTTGTTTTGGGTAGACAAAGAATTGATAGGCCAAGAAGATACAGACTTCTTAACACTAACATACAAAGACAATAACAGCTTACCTGAATCTATAGTAAAAGAAATAGAGAAAGCTAAAGTAAAAGCTAAGACATCTACATATTGGGCTAATTGGTGGAAAGTATATGGACTTGGAGAGATAGGTAGCTTAGAGGGTGCTTGTATTCCTGATTGGAAGTCTATTGATAAGATACCTGATGATGCTAGACTTTTATGTGCAGGTCTTGACTTTGGTTATTCTGTTGATCCTACAACCTACATAAGATTATATAAATGGAACAATGCTTATATATTTGATGAGCTACTTTATAGAAAAGGTATGCTTAATAGAGACATAAGTAATTTCTTAACAGACAATAGGGTTTTAGAACATATATACGCAGATAGTGCAGAGCCTAAGTCAATACAAGAGCTGAGAAACTATGGCCATAGAATATTCCCTGTAACAAAAGGTAGAGATTCAGTTATATATGGAATCAACCTTATAAATCAAAATAAGATATATGTAACATCTAGGTCTAAGAATCTTATAAAAGAATTACAAGGATATGTATGGGACAAAGACAAAGAGGGAAACAACATACAGAAACCTACAGGTGCGCATCCTGACTGTATTGATGCTGCTAGATACTCTTTAATGATGCAGCTACAAAACCCAAACAAGGGTAAATATGCAATAAGATAACAGAGGTAGATAAAAACTTTTATTAAAAAATGTTAATTATTCCAAAATAAAGTTGTAGATTTGAGTATAATTAAAAACAAAACATAATGAATATAAATACATTTACAGCAAAACCATCTGAACTTGAAAAAGTCAATGATTTGTATAAACAAACAGGAATAAGCAAAAAACTTCTTACTATATATAGTCTTGTTGATACTCTTTTACAAATTGATGAAATAATTAAAAGAGAAAGAAATTTTATTAAAAACAATGTTTTATGTAGAAAACATCTTACAGAACAATATCAAATTGAGAAATATGAAAATCCTAATTCTACAAAAACAAAAGAGCTTGAATTAGATATTATGGATCAAGAATATAGTTGTAATGAATCAAGAAAATTAATTGCATCATTAAAATTAGATTATACTGAAACAAAACAAAAATTAAAGGAATTATTTTAAAACAAATGAAAGACATTAAATTTTTTATCAAAGCATTACTACTCTCCTTTTTCTTTTGGTTAGGAGTATGGGTACAGTTAATGTATTTATAGAACACACTCGGTATCTTAGTTGTTATAATATGTTTGGTTAATTTTTCGTGGTAACCGAGTGATAGGAGGTCTCAAAAGGGCCTCCTTTTTTTTTGACAAAAATCCACTTTAGATTTCGATATATATATATGAGAGTTAAAATAAGTGTACCTAATGATTTGTCAGAAATCAAACTAAGTCAATATCAGAAGTTTTTAAAAGCACAAGAAGAGAATCAAGATGAGAACTTTTTAGCAACTAAGATGATAGAGATATTTTGTCATATAGACAACAAACAAGCCTTTCAAATGAAGCTGAAAGATGTTAATAGTATAACCAAAACTATATCAGATATGTTTGAACAGAAACCACAGCTTATAAATAGATTTACAATGAATGGTGTTGAGTATGGTTTTATACCAAACCTAGACGAGATGAGCTTAGGTGAATATGTCGATCTTGATACATATATATCTAAATGGGATGAGATGGAAAAGGCTATGGCAGTATTATATAGGCCGATACAAAACAAAGTAAAACATAAATATAGTATAGAAGATTATACAGCTCAAGGTCAAGAAGTATATAAAGATACCCCTATGAATGTAGTGTTCGGATCAATGTTTTTTTTTTACCGTTTAGGGATGGACTTGTCGAAGATTATGACCTATTATTTTCAGGACAAGGAGGAGCTTCACTTACAGGAGTCCAACAGTTTGGTGAAAAGTGGGGATGGTATCAATCAATTTATGCACTCTCTCAGGGAGATATTAGAAGATTTGAGAATATCACTCAATTAAATTTACACAGATGTTTGACTATGCTAACATTTATGAAAGAAAAAAGCGACTTAGAATCAAAACAATTAAAAAGTAAAATGAGATGAGTAATCAAGGTATAAGAGGTTTTTACCAAGTAACAGAAACAATCAAAGCTAATCTACTAAACGATAGTGATGTCAACTCTGTAACAACAGGTGATATAACACAAATAGATTTAAACAAACAAACAATATTTCCTTTAGCACATATTATAGTAAATAGTGTTACAGCTCAAGAACAAACATTGTCTTTTAACATAACCATTATGGCAATGGATATTGTAAACGAATACAAAGATGAAGAGACAGATATTTTTGTTGGTAGTGATAATGAACAAGATATACTCAACACTCAATTAGGTGTTTTAAA